GTCTTCTCTCTGTACTCCCACCTCTCTTAGAGGTGTAGCACTTTGGGCCAATCTTATTGGCTCAAGGTTGCTTAAACCTTGCCTCTCTTGCTGAGGAATCCCGTAATGGGGTTCTCCTCACTGGGAGATAGGGATAAGAACGAGATGCTTCCGAAAGGGGTCACTTTTACGAGTGACTCCTCTAGGAAGATCTCGGATGGTTTAGGGGCTTAACACCTGGCGTCCCCCCTCTTAATCTGTATTCTAGTATTCTTCTAGACAGTTTTAATGGGGAACCGCGCAGGTGGATGCCACTGGACCTTCTTGCTCGTTCTGCTGTTAGGGATCTGTTAGGGTCGGTACGCTCCGGTCATGCTTACTTGCCAGTCAAATGGCATCTACTTGCTTTAGGCTGTCACCTTGATTAAATTCAAGAATCCAGACCTAAAAGTAGAAAAGTAAGTATGATCATTGGATAGTAGACCGACACTGACAGGTCACCAAAACAACAAATGAAAGCTCAATTTAAATGATTGACGCTCTCCGAGTTAAGAGGTGATTCAGTTAAAGGTACTCCACTGGTGTCTCTAGGTAACTCTATTGAGTTGCCAGCACTAATTTCTAGGTTAGGTTTCCGGATTGTATCCGCAACCTTTCCTAGAACAGTGAAGTTCTCTAGCCGTCTGAGCTCTTTAGTCCTTTTCGGTCGTCTTTTGATCCGGATTCATAAGAATCATGGGTCATTGTACGCCGTCAAGTGACTTAAGGCTTGCCAGTTGGCGATCCAAAAGTTAATAGCCGGTTCCGCTGTGAAGTCCTTGAGGGCCCTCGAACCAGATCTACCGTTGCGGAGATTGGTTGGGGGGTTACCATCTGTAATCCCAAAGTATGATCGGGTAGCTATTCGAAATAATAGCTACTCAGTCATACGATGGTGGTTAACCGTTTTCAGCATTTACCGTGTGCTTGATGCACCGGGAAAGCTGAAATTGGAGACCATTACAGATCCCTTCAAGGGGCTTGGAAGGTTGGAGGATTTTCAATTTCCGTTGGGATATCTTGTATCTCACCGGGTTTTGAATAATTTCTCTTTTCCTTCCTTGCGCACGGATCCTAAGTTAAGGTTCCTCGAAACTGCTTCGTCATCTAGTAAGGTGTCTTGGTATAATATGTTCCAAGACCTCCTTAATCTAGAACAAGCAGGTATGCTTCACTATGTCCGAGCCTACTGTGATTTTTTAAATTACAGTAGGATCTCTGGGCAGATTGATGCCTATCTGCTTGCGATGAAGTCATTTCCGAAGAATTTTCCTCTTGGGGTTCGTCCTTTCCAGACTGGATCTTCCATAGGGAAGTTGTCTATTAAGGCAGAACCCGCTGGGAAATTAAGAGTGTTTGCAATGGTTGATGTCTGGACACAGTCCATTCTATCACCTTTACATGACTCTTTGTTTTCTTTCCTTTCCCAGTTACCCAATGATGGAACTTTTGACCAGGCAGCTTCCGTGAAAAGAAGCATGTCCAAATCTTTAGTTGCAGGGAGATCATTTTCATATGATCTATCTGCCGCGACAGATCGTCTTCCTGTTATTATTCAGGAATACGTTCTGTCCGCCATTTATGGGGAACGGGTTGGGTCATTGTGACGAGAGATCTTAACTGGGCGAGACTATTCATTGGTATATTTTACCTATGATCGTCATGGTCCAGTTCTGAATAAAGAAACTCTTCGTTACTCGGTGGGTCAGCCGATGGGAGCCCTGTCCTCTTGGGCTATGCTCGCGGTTACCCATCATCTCTTGGTACAATTAGCCGCCAGTATCTCTGGTGTTCATAGAGGTAAAACCTGATATGAAGACTATGAGCTGCTGGGCGACGATATTGTGCTGTTTGATGATAAAGTAGCTGCGGCATATTTGAACTTGATGGATAAGTTAGGTGTTTCTATAAACCTAACAAAAAGTGTTGTTTCTACAACTCCTTCCTTCGAGTTCGCCAAGGTGACCGGGTTAAATGGGCGAGATGTGTCGGCCTTGTCCTTTAAGATGTTTTGTTCGCAAAACACCTGAATGGGGCGGGCAAACATTCTATTCCATTTGATCCCAAAGGTTAATCCGTCTCATGTGATTTCCTATATTCGGAACTTTGCTCGGAAATCTAGGTATTCGGTGGGATCCGTGCATCACACTCTATCGGCAATGTTAGGTATGTTGTCAAATCGGGTCAGCCTTGCTGACTTGATACAACTTACCGTTTCATCACCTATGATGTGACGCAGGGTCTTTCACCGTTTGGTCCTGTCCCCTGAATCAGTGATGTTTAGGTCCTTAATCTTGGTCCTTAAAGGTTTGCCCTTAGAGATCCCTAAAGGGGTCCGTAAAGGGTTCTTCTTTGAGGAACCTTGAGTTAGAGTGACTCTATTCAATCCTATTCAGATGGCTAGGAGACTAGATCCGGATGAAGAGGCGAAAAGATTGGCTTTGGAGTTCTTTCATGACCAATTTGGTTGGGAAATTCCGGTCGAACTGACTGACCTCGCTTACCCGGCCCGTCAGGGCCTGGCTAGCGATTGTCAGGTAATATATCAATCTCTTTTCATGATGTTTTTCATGAGAATAACTGATTTATTATCTGAGTTAGAGGGAGTCTCTATAGACTCCCCTCTGGATCAGTTAGTTCGCGCGGATTCTACCCGCCAAAGGCTGGAAGAATTCCTAAAGATTGTCAACAGAGCCAAAGCGAAAGTCAGACGTGAGTCCTCTCCTACTCCCGTAATATCGAAGGATATTAGGGTTAAGATTGTGACTTTTCTATCCAAAATGGATCGAAAACGTCCTGACTGAACTAAGAGTCTGAGACACTAGAGCGGTTAATCAATCAATTGACCGAAATCAATGAATTGACTCTCACTTAGAGTGATGGATGGGGAATTACTACCCCCTACTATCATGTACTCGGTGAGCGTCCCTAGGGTGGAG